TTTGACGCAGACAATGGCGATCTCTTTGAGGAAATTGAGGAGGCAGTATGAGCACTAGAAACCAATGCCTGGCGATAGTCGCCACGTTCAAGAACCGCTGGTTTGACACCGGCATCGCGTTCGACCATTTGCGCGTGCAAAGCATCCATCGCCGATTGTCAGACCTAGAAAGCATGGGCTACACGGTAGAGCGCAGGAAGCATCCGACGATTAAGCGCGCCAAGACGTACCGCATCACGGGAAAGGCAGCGTAATGGAACACGCCCGCCACCTAATCAACGAAATGTTGCACAACCGCCGCGCCTCGAAGCCTTGGACAGCACCAGACGCCGGACGTTGTGACCTGTACCTGATACAGACCGCAATCCTCAAAGCGATTCCAGACGATGAAACGGGCGTGACTGCTGACGAGCTACGCGAACAGCTAAAGCTCACACGGTCGCAATTTGACCGCGGAATTCGCAAGCTACGTGAAGCGAACCAGATTCGCGGACAGCGCAGGGAATTGCACAAGGTTTTCTATCGGCGGTGGCACGAATGAAGCTAGTTCTCCCTCTCCCTCCGTCGTCATTAAGCCCGAACAAGCGAAACCATTGGGCGGTAACTTCAAAAGCGAAGAAACTCGAGCGCGAGCAAGCGCACGCGTTGACGCTCGAATGGCTGGCTTCGGTGCGCACAACTTCTGAGTTAGCAGCAGGCACTCATCTATTGATCACCTACCACTTACCTGGCAACCGCAAGCGCGACGCTGACAACCTGCTAGCCGCAAGCAAAGCGGCACTAGACGGCATGGCCGATGCGTTGCGCGTCAATGACAACACATTCAACCCAATCACCGTGGAGCGTATCTATGGTGCCGAGAAACCCGGCTATATGTTGGTGGAGCTTTAGCGATGCCGCGCGAAGGTAAACGCAAATACATGAATCCATCACTCCGCAAAAAGATTTTTGATCGGGATGGCGGTGTTTGCCAACTGTGCGGAGCGCAAACGCGTTTTTTTAAGTCTGGTTTTGATTCTCCATTTCAAGACGGGCCTGTTTCCGGCTCTGTCGATCACATCACACCGATTAGTAAAGGCGGTGGGAACGAGGAAAGTAATTTGCGATGGGCTTGTAGGTCGTGCAACTGTTCTAGAGGAACCCGCACATGACGTTGAGAGTAAAAAACTGGTCAAAGCACCAGCACTTCAAAGACAGAACGCCGCCGTGGATCAAGCTTTATCGCGACATTCTTGATGATCCTGATTGGCACGCGCTTGACGGTGACGTTGCAAAACTGCTCATTGGCATTTGGCTTATTGCAAGCGAGGATGAAACGCATGAAGGTCGCCTTCCCGATGAGAGAAGGCTTGCTTTTCGCCTTCGCGTAAAGGAAAGCTTTCTAAAACAAGCACTTACCAAGCTTTCTAACTGGCTGATATCTGACGATATCGAAGCGATATCGAGCCGATATCGTCGCGATACCCCAGAGACAGAGAGAGAGACAGAGAGAGAGAAAGAGACAGAGAAAGAGATAGAGGTGCGCGATATCGCGCTCTACCCTCCCGAAGTTCCTGAATCTCTTTGGGTTGATTTCTTGAAACTCCGAAAAGCCAAAAAAGCACCTTGGAATCAAACAGCCTTGGACGGCTTTAGGCGCGAGGCTGCTACTGCTGGCTACACGCTGGAGCAAGCCATACGAACGACCTGCGAACGTGGGTGGCAAGGCTTCAAAGCCGAGTGGGTCATGGGCAAGAACACTCCAAAGCAAACCCCGACTAAGCCTTGGATGCCGCCCGAAATGCGAAGCACTGAAAAACTTGTTTCTGCTGAGGTCTTGCAATGAAAACCGTTGACTACCAGCGTTTTGATGACGCGATGAACGGCGTATGGCATGCGGTGACAAACGGCAAAGAATCGCCCTCGCCTGCGTTGATGGATATTTTCTGGAAAGCCTTTGCAAACGTCGATATTGCGGATTTCGAGCGAGCGATTCAGGCTCACTTGCTAGACCCAAAACACGGGATGTTTGTCCCGAAGCCTGCCGACATCGTGCGCGGGCTTCAATCGGCGCACAACGACGACGGACGCCCCGAAGGTGACGAGGCATGGAGCACAGCGCTTGACGCGCTTGACGAGGCCAACACGGTCGTTTGGACGCGCGAAACGTCGGCAGCATGGCACGCAGTCGCGGCGATGATAGAAAGCGACAAAGACAAGATTAGCGCGCGCATGGCGTTCTTGAAAATCTATGACCGCCTCGTTTCGGACGCTCGCAAAAAGGGTGAGCCTACGGAGTGGGTCAAATCCTACGGCTTCGATACGGAAAAGCGCGCGCTGGCACTCGAAAAGGCCGCACGCCTGAACCGCATCAGCAGCAAAGAGGCAGTAGCGATGATTGAGATGTCAAAGCCGCTAATGCTGACTTATGCGGGCGACGGACAAGGTAGCGAAATGCTGCGACGTATCGCGGAATGGCGCAAGACGCACACGATGAGCGCCGCCGAAAAGCAGGCCAAAGAACACGCCGAATTTGACGCATTGGCAGAAAAGGGTAAAGCCGCTGCAAATGCGTTGCTCGCTGCAAACCAGATTTTGCAATCGAAGGCATGACATGCACCCACAAACCAACCGACCTGAAGTGTGTTTTCTGCTGCGCCCGGCTAATCGCAAACGTGCCAAACGGCCAAGCGAAGCGAGCGCATCAGGAAGGGATTCTGGAAGTAATCAGGACAAAAGGGCGCACCACCACGCGCGGAAGTGCTCGATGAACTGCGCAGGCTGCGACTACTCGGCACTAGCCGAAAAACCGATTGAACAAGGAGTGATGATGCTTGAACTTACGTGCTACCGGCGGCAATCGCCAGGCTACCTGAAACCAGCTAAGGCGGTGTGCGGCGAATACATGCGGCACCACGGCGATAAGGACGGCGAATGAAAGACCACGCAGAAATACAACAAACCCTCGTCAAACTCCTGAAGGAAGCAGGCGAGTACACCCGCAGACCGTACAGCGACAACAAGGCAAAGCTACGCCAACTCTACGCCAAGATGGGCGCACTCTGCGGCGTTGGTTACTTGGAGTGTGGCGAATGAAAACAACCGCACTACTCATCGGCTTCTCAGCGCTCCTATGCCTCATCGCCTACAAGTACGGACGCCTGTACATCCTGTACCGCAAAGCGATCACGCTGAACAAGCTCTACGAGAAAGAAATCGCTCGCCTGAAAGAAGGCTCCGAGGTAATCCGCGAAGAAGATAGCGAACTCGTCAAGAAGATCGACGAGATTATTTTCAAGAGGGGTTGGTAATGGCGGTCAATTATTCAAAACAATCGGAGCGCCGAGCCGCGCTCATCAAAGGCATTGCCGCCTATGCGCGGGAGCAGAAAACTTTATTGCGACTGGCTCGGCGTTACTCGGGGTTTACATCGGCAGATTTTGACCGCTGGTTTTATGGGCGCGACCAGCGACGCCCTAAATTTAGCGCGCACGGAATTGATGGAGACACTTTTTTGCTGGGGTACGGTGAATCGGGTTATTCGCGACGAAATTTCATGCTTGATTTATTGAAGCACATGATCGCAGCCACATACCAAGAAGACGGCCAATATTGGCCGACCGACGACTTTGATCACATGATCGACAGAGCAAAAACAGTAACCCAATACATCGAAACAGGAGCCTAAACCATGAACTACTTTGAAAAATCAGATCAAGCCATCACAAAATTATCACTCGACATCATGGGGCAAGCCCCGCGCTTTATGGCAATGCTGGACGGCTTTGTGCTGGAAGGCCGCGAGGTTGCCGAGTTTCCGCGCCTTGCTGCCGTCTTCATGAAGCGGTACAAAGTCACGCTTGCTAAGCCGGATGCCGAAATTTTGCCAGTTATCAAAATGGTTATCGCCCAGCTTGAAGAAAATAGGAAAACAGCGGAAAAGGTTTTCAACATTCCTGAGCCCTTGCTCAAATCAAAATACCATGGGTGCGGCAATGGCATTGTGACCATTGAAAAGGCCACGCGCAAAGTGCTGGACTTTGATTACACCGACTCAAAGCTGCGCCCGCTGGAAGAGCAAAACATCAGCATGACCAAGTCCGCTGGCAGAAAAATCCGCGAAGACGATGCCACGATTACATACCGCGCCAACTTTTCAGCCTGCCAAGTCTGCTTATTCTAAAAAGGTAAACACATGAAAATCGAACTTAAAAACATCAAGTACAGCGAATTCGCAAGCCACGAAACCTCATGCTATGAGGCCACGATTTATATCGATGGCAAGAAGGCCGGCTTTGTCGAGAACGATGGCCGAGGCGGTTGCGACCATGTCACGCCTTGGCAGTTGGCTAATGAGATCGACGCATACGCAAAGACGCTGCCAAAAACTGTTTGCCTCTTCAACGACCCCGACAGCGGAAAGCCCGCAGAGATGGAGCAAACCCACGAGCTTTATCACGGATTGGCACCATCGCCGCACGGACTTCTTTATTCATCTCTTTAAGCATTTCAGGATCGATCTTTCGGAGTGCCTTAACCGTTTCGCGTACGCCTTTTATTGCGACTGGCATTACGGGCCTCCTCCGCTTGCTCGTTTAACACTTTAATTAACATCTTAAACATCTCGGTATCGAGATCAAGTACCGCTTGAGGCGGGATCTGTAACCTTATCGATAGTTGAGCTATCAAATGTGTTACAGAGTCCCGCCCTAAGCTAAAGGTAGATCGTCTACGACCTCGACCTTGGATAATGTATCTAAAAAGTCACCGCCAAAAACTTTTACATTTTCGCCGCTTGATCTTAAACATTCCCAAGCAAGGTAGTACAAATCTGTTTGCTTTTCATCGTCCCTAAACGCACGGTGAAAACCTTTTTTTGCGTAGAGCTCAAAGGCGTACTCGATCCGTGGAGTAATCTGATGCTCAGTTACTTCACCGGTAGCCCTTGTTATTTTGAGTCGTGCCATTGTGTGCCCCTTTGTTAGTTTGTTATACGGTTGTGTCTACGACGATTGGAGAGTTACAAGTAAATGTAATGCTCTGAGTTGAGATGTCCCCGACGGCGCCGTTAATGTCGGTGGTGTTGTTTACAAGCACCGTAGTCTGATACTCAGGGTTGCTTGCTGAAATTGCTGCGCTTGTCTGCTTAAGCGTGATAGGTACAGTTGTACCCCAAGCAGCTTGCAAAGTCTGTAGGACTTCACCTGTAGCGGTATCGTTTAGAAAATCTAGAGTGATCGTTGAGGTCTCTAGTCCCTTGGTGTACTTACGAGCTGAGTCGCCCATCGCCGTAACCTCTAATTCCTCAAAAACTCTCGAGATACTAGCGCTAGTTACGTGATCTGAGAGATCGACCGAGTTAAGGGTTACGACCACTCCATTACTTAGAAAAATGGCCATGGGCCTATTCCTCGCTTTCGGTTGTTGTTGGTGTTGTTTCGATTTTTACTTTTGCTACTTTGACCGGAGCCGGCTCGTCTGTGAGCTGCCCGATCTTTCGCAAAAACTTTAGGTCATCCTCTGTATATGCCATTAGTTACTCCCAGCTCGTTAATATTGATATCGTAATATCAGTAGTTAATAAATCGCCGCTTTGTACGGTTAAAACGCTTGGAGCGCTAACCGGTCCAATATTCATAACGATCGATGAGGCCGCTAACTTTTCATACACGGCGCACACCATGGACTCGATACCTTGGAGGTTTCCTTGGTTGTCGTACATAGGCACGTTACAAATAATGCGAAAGGATGCCATCGGCGAGATATTGGCATACTCGTTATTGCTTGGAGTGATGTAAGGATCTGCCGGGCTAACGATCACACTATTAGCGGTGATAGTTGGAGGCGGATACGCGTACGTATTCCAAACGTTATTATTAGCAAGGGCCGCAGCTAGTGAGGCTCTTAAAGTTGTAATCGGTGCGGTCATTATCCGACCATCGCGTTAGGGCTCATATATCCGGCGATGAGACCGCGGATCTTGCCGATCATGCTATTACCCATCCGGTACGGTGATGGACTAAATCCATCGATCGATACGCCGCCGGTTTGTGAGACTTGGCGAGCTTGCCAAATATCCACGGCGAGGATCATCGAGGCCTCACGTACGGCCGGAGTAGATGCGTAAGCGGTAGTTTTTAGATCCGCTCCTACGGCTTGGCCATAAGGTAATACGCGAGAAAAATTAACGTTTGCATTAGTACGCGCAAACTGTATAAAGCTATAACCTGCGGGCCAATTCCACGCGTAGTTATTCCAAACGATCGACGGGATGAGATTAGTAGTCCCGGCGCTCCATGGCATCGTGCCCGTGATGGTGTACGTGCCGTTAAAGGTTGAGCCGCATCCACTCAAGGTTACGCTCTGCCCTGTAGTAAATATTGCAGGGTTAGCGATCATTACGGTAGCTACGTTATTTTGTAGAGTCGTACCTACTACCGGAGCGGATGCAAACCATAAAAACTGATTAAGGATATCTTGAGCGGTTTGGCAGACTTCCTCTACGACACTATCCGGGTATAAATCTTGGATGCCAAGATTATCGCGTAGCTCTTGCTCGGTTACGTATGTAGCCGCCATGGTCTGCTCCTCTCAAAGTTAAAGGCCGGGAGGGCTCAAAGGGCTAAGAGCCCTCCCGACTACTAGGGTCTATCTCAGGTTAGGTTGTAACGGACTAGGCCCTTAGGCATCTTTACGATTGTTGCCATAAAGCCGTAGATGGCTACTTGTACCTGTAGGTTTGATACGACGTTTACGCTCATGTATGCCTGAGGTGAGCGGTATACCGTCATCGCCTCCGGTGCCACGATAAACGCTGAGTCGTCGATAGTAGTAGATACCATCTGATGATCCACGTATAGATCCAAGCCGAGGACGTTGCCGCGGATTGATGTAGGTGTTGAGAGGCCGCCTGAGTTCATAGGTGCGCTCGCATTGTAAATAGGGCGACCTGTTGAGTCTGTAGCTCCCATTAGTAGGCTCCATTGTGATGGACCCGCTACGTAATTCTTAGCAAAGTAGCTTGTATTCTTGTAGATGTTTGCTGACTCTGTAGATACGTAAGAGATAATACCGGCGCTAGTTGCAGCTACGGCGGTGCCCTGTACGCCACCGGCTACTACGTCTGCGATTACTGCAGCATCTGTAGCTAGTGAGTAAGCGCGTTGCAGCTGATTAGTTAGCTCAGCGTAAAAGTTTGGATCTGAGCGCTCTAGTAATTCTACAGAGAGCGTATTCATACCCGCGTACTTCTTAACTGTACCTGATAGGTACTCTGTAACCATGCCTGTATTTTGTACGGCTCCGGCTTCGGCCTCTACGGTTACAACAGGTGCAACACCATTTTGGCCGCCGGCTGAGGTAACGAGTGATGGGATTTGGATAGTCATTCCGCTATTTGGCAAGGTGCCAGAGCTGAGAGCGTTAATCATAGGTGTATCAAAATTAGTATTAGATACAAACTCTGATAGGTACTGAGTTGGATTAAATGCAGGGTTTGTAGAGAAAGAGTCATCCGCTGCGGTTACGTATAGCTTTGATGTGTCATCGCCTAGAGCAGCTTTGATCTTGTGCTCTGTATATGATGCCATTGATGTAATCGGTGTACGGACTCGCTGAGAGTCTAGTACTGATGGACGGATAATCTTTCGAGCAGCCTCGACCTTTTCAGCCTCGACCGGTGCATCTACCGGAGTCTCCTCCGGTGTATTTTCAGGGGCTGTAGTCACGGCCGCCTCGCTTTCTGTTTCTGTTTCGGTTTCGATTTCTACGATCGTCGTATTAATCGTCGTGGTTTTTTCTTTTGTACTTGTCGCGGCTTCGAGCGCTGCTCGCGCTGCGGCAATATCAGTTACGGAGGCGCTAGAAAAGGCCGCACTCTCGACGAGGCTTACCTCTTTGAGGACCGCCGCCGTCACTAACAGGTAATCCCCCATAGGCTTAGAGGCCGTTACATCGACCCCTACGGATAAGCCGGATACTAGGTTTTCCTGAGCTAGTACTAGAGCATCTTGTCCTCGAGTGCTACTAGATAACTTAAAGGATCCGTACACGCCCTCGGTTGAGTCGCTAAATGAAATAGCGCGGCCTACCGGCTTATCGGCTTGATGTTGAGATAGTAATTTAATTTTTCCTGCATCCGGAATAGCGATAGATCCGCGCTCGAAAACTACCGGGCCCGCGGATGTGTAACCGACCTCGCCATATGGTGCTACGAGTCCGGATACGATGCGCCGCTCTGTATCGGCGGCTTGGATTTCTTGGCTAAACGTTAGTAGCACTTGTATCTCCTAGCGGTGTTAGTTGCTCCATTTGTCGAGCTTGGTTTACGTCGATTAACTGTAGGTTTAACATTTTCTCGATGATATCTAAACGATCCTTAGCATCTACGCGGAGGAAAGAGTCATCTACGGCAAAGCGGACTTGATTAGATGCGTTTGTTATGTCGTTCATCGAAAGGCGATCCTCAATAGCTGAGATATAAGGTTGCAGAGAATAAGCTACAAACTCTTT